CGCTACAGTGTCTTCTCAGCCAATTTCTCCACACATGCCAGATATGCCTCAACCTGCTGCTGGTCTAGATCCGGCTGTTGGTTTAGGCCATCATACAAATCTTGTTGTAAAGCCTAAGCCAAAGATTGTCACAATTGGTGACATTGAAGTAAAGTATGATGGTGACAAAGTCTACCAAAAGCAGTGGATGAAATTGACTCCCGCTGAGGCAAGCAATTTTAGGGTTGTAAATGACTCAAACAACAAAATAGTGAGTTTGGCCAATAAGCACATTGAAGCTAAACGTTGGATACTTGTTGAAGAAAGCACATCTAGTAGTCTAGATGATGCTGTTGACAAGCTCATAGAGGAGTAAAAGTGATGCGCATAAAGTTTGTCATCGTGTCAAAAGACACAAGTTTTAAGATGCTGCAAGATAGATTTGATGCAGCTAAAGACATAGCAGACATTGATGTTGACTATGTGCACAACAACACCGAAAGTTTGCCTAGACTATACAATAAATTCTTGTCAATAGAACGCCATGAAGCTAAGTGTGACTATCTAGTGCTGATGCATGCTGATGTGTCATTCAATGCTAGTAAGTTTATAGAGCATCTTAAGCAAGTTGGACCTAAATATGACATAATAGGGCTGTGTGGAACATCTACACTAAATGTCTCTCAAAGTCCATTGAATTGGTGGACTGGCAGCAATCCTACTCCATATGACAAGTGGGGATGTGTGACACACGGCGAGCTAGGAGATCAAACTTCTTATTTTAGTGACCATTCACCTAACATAATGGATGCTGAAGTTGCATGCATTGATGGCCTATGCATTATATTTACGCGTAGAGCGCTAGAGTCAAACATAGAATTTGATGAATCTATAGGTGATTTTGACTTCTATGACACTGACATATCTTGTCAAGCTGTGATGAAATACAAGCTTAGACTTGGTGTAATGGTCCAGAAAGACTTGTGCCATTATTCTATTGGACGTTCTATATTGACACCTTCTTTTCTAGACAATGAACTCAAGTTTCGGTCAAAGTGGAATTTCCCTATACCTAAAGATTCAGCTGTTGAAAAGCACATTGCAATGAAAAAACAATTTGAATCACATATGCAGTCTGTTTAAACTGCATCTAGAACAGTTAAAATTTAACTATATGGCAAACATAATAGAGATAAATGACTTTAATCTGTTTTTTGAGACAATGAAGTCTGCTGCAAAGCTAGTAGATGCAGCGAAATTATTGTTTTCACCAAATGGACTTGAGATATATGGCGCACGAGATGTTGCAGCAAGATGTGAGCTCACAACAAATTCAGTGTGCTCTAAAGACACATTTGACTTTTGCATTGACAACATAAACATGTTGAATAAAGTTCTTGCTACTGCAAAAGAGATACACAGCGATGACTTTTCAGTTCTTGAGATAAAGTACACTAGACCAAATCTACTGTTTAAGTCTAAGAAGTTCAAGATGAAGTACTCAACATGCAATGAATCTACAATAACAAAGTGGGTGTCAAAGAAGATTGAGACAAAAATGCAGCCTCTCTTTGAATTCAAGACAACAAGTGACTTGATAAAGAGAGTCAATGGGCATTCATTTTTGTTCAATGACTCAAAGAGCATAAACATATACCTTGAGACAAATGATGACATGGAGGCAAACACAGTGTTTGCAACTTTAGGAAATAGAAAAGTAGACATTGGAAAAGAGATAACTTTGAAGTTTGGACTAGTCACGTTTGGATTGATTCCTAAAGACAAGAGCTTAATAGTTGATCTTGAAAGAGTGAATTTGTTTAACTGCATACAGTCAGATGACATAGTCATTGGCTATATGGACAAAGGGTGCCTTCTTAGCAAAACGCATATCGATGGAAAAAATGGGACATATTTGAATGTCAATGTCTATAGCACACTGTTGAAAGGATAATGATGCTAGACTTGATAGAAAAGATGGCTAAATCAGGCAACTCTGTGCTTGAAGCTGCAGCAAATGACTTAGCAAAATGGTCTAAGCTTAAGCACAGCAAACAAGATCTTGAGTTGTTTCTATAGTACAATCTAGTGCATTTACGGTTTAGGCCAAAAGGCCATGCTACAATGAAAGAGATTGTATGCACATCAAATACAAGATTCATATCAGTGTTTTCATCTGTGAAAGCTTCTTAGAAGAAGAAAGCTCTAAGGTCAAGATTTGATGGCATAAAGACAAAAGACAAGAATTCTGTATTGACATATAATCTAATAGAAGGAAAATACAACACAGTAGATTTGAGTATGTGGGAGATTGTTAGTTTCATAACAATGGTGCCTGAAAATATAGAAGTTCTTGATAAAGTTGCGAATGAGATGTTGAAGAGAAAAATTGATGATGACATTGACAAAAAGAAAGATTGACAATGCTTTCATATGAATATATTCAATTTTTAGATGACAAGATCATTCAGTATCTACCACAGCCATATGTTAGAGTTGGTGACAAGATAAACTGTAGATGTTTTGTCTGTGGTGACTCTAAAAAGTCGTCAACAAAGAAGCGTGGCTGGGTGTATTTAAAAAATGCTAGTTATTTTTGCTTTAATTGTGGGGTAAGTTTGTCTGGAATAAAGATGCTGAAGCTCTTGTCTGGCTCAGACTATGAGTCTATCCATAGAGAATATGTTGAGATGTTCTTGAAGTCTGGACTTGACAATTCACTGTCAGCAGCAGTATGGAAGCCAAATTCAATTGATGATGAACCTAGTCTGTTCAACTTGAAGCCAATTGACTTGCCTACAAAAATGCCTTTAAGTGACAAAGCAAGAGAATATTTGAATAGAAGAAAAGTTCTAGATGCGCCATTCTTGAAAGAGGATCTGTACTCTATCATGTCAAAAGATGGCACTGAAGAGTACATATTGATTCCTTGGCGAATCAATGGATCAATTGTGTACTATCAAGTAAACGACTTCTTGAAATTTAAGTCAATGAAGTACATCTTTCCAAAAGGCAGAAAAAAAGTAGTCTATGGCCTAGACAACGTTGATCCAAGCTATAGAAAGATATTTGCATTTGAAGGAGTGTATGACAGTCTGTTTGTGAAGAATGGCATTGCAACAGGCACAAAGTCTATAACTAGCTATCAAATGGCTCTTATAAAAGAGAGATGGCCATATCATGAAGTTGTTGCTGCATTTGACAATGACATTCCAGGCTTTTCAGCAACAAAGAAGCTGATTGAGAATGCTAAAGCATCAAAGTTCTTTGTTTGGTTTGACGCTAAGACTAAAGAAAAAGACATAAATGATGCTGTATTGGCAAAAAATGACACGCATCTTTTCACAAGCCCTAAAGTTCTTGACTCTATGACATATGACTCTCTGCAGATGAAGCTTTGGATGATAAGCAATGGAAAGTGGAAAGATGAGAGAAATGTGAAAAAAGTTCTTGCTGATTTTCATCAAGAAAACCCACTTATAGCAGCACTAAGTAATTAAACATTGATGGTACACATAGCAGACAAAGCACACAGAGGAAAATACTCAAATGCAGCATGTGGAGAATTTATTCCACAGCATCCAGAAAAATACATAGGCAAAGAAAAACCACAGTACAAAAGTGCGCTTGAGCTGCGGTTTATGATGTATGTTGACCGTAATCCAAACATTGTCTCATGGGGATATGAAGGGACATCAATAAAGTACTTTGACAGAGCACGAGGGCGTGTGCGTAGGTACTTCATTGACTTCTCTATTGTTGTCAAAGCTGGCCCAGTAAGAAAGACAATTTGGGTAGAGATAAAGACTGAGTCTGAGACAAGACCACCAAAAGGACGTGCACGGAATGATGTGAAGGCACAGATGACATGGATGACAAACCAAAGCAAATGGGAAGCAGCAAAAGCTCTTGCACGCTCAAAAGGGTATGAATTCCATGTCATCACAGAAAAACAGCTGAATGGTGGTTGAGAAACTGCAGCAAGCATCTTAAACGTGTGAAATGCATCATAGTTCACTTAATTGAGCTAGAAATGCCTATCATCCT